GTTTCCCAGTCACGATCTTGATATTACGTTCGTTATTAAGAACGTAACTATCAAGAAAGTTGACGAAGAGCCGGAAGGCGAAATTATTGATGTAACACCAGAGGAAATTTAAATGGCAACAGGTGCAAGCAAAGAGAAGCAGCACAGATCAGATCAAAGCGGAGGAGGAAATGTTGTAGGAAAGGCTCCTAACGCTCCTATGATAAAGCCGGATACTCTTGGAGGAAAAGGCTTTACTCCCGATAATCAGTCTACTAACAGACCAAAAGGTCATAGCTAAAAAGATCTAGTGCGGACTATTGCGCAACACTAATGAATTTGAAGTAACTTTACATCCCGGTCAGGCAGCAATTTATAATTCTCCTGCCCGTTTTAAGGTGTGCGCAGCAGGAAGAAGATTCGGAAAGTCTCATTTTGCGGCTATAACCCTAGCAGAAGCTGCTATGACTTCTGTTAACAGATTTGGGTATAATCTTACTATAGAACACGGAGTCTATTATGTGGCTCCGACGTTTGATCAGGCAAAACGTGTTATGTGGCCTAAGCTTAAGCAAATTTTAGGCTATGAAAAAGTCGGCGGTCTTATAAGAAGAGAAAACGTTAATGATGGGTGGATCGAATTGGTTTCGGGTCGTCGCATCTATATTAAAGGGGCTGATAATCCTGATAGTCTTCGCGGTATTGGTCTTAGCTACGTAGTTCTTGATGAATACGCTGATATGAAATCATTTGTATGGGATGAAATTTTACGTCCCGCGCTTATGGATGTTAAAGGCGGTGCCTTGTTTATAGGTACCCCTAAAGGTAAGAATCATTTCTATCAACTATTCATGTCGTCTGTAGGCTGGCCGGGAGGAAGTAATCCTTCTACCTACAGAAGCGAAGACTGGGAAGACTGGGAAGGATTCCATTTCAAGTCTATGGATAATCCTTTTCTCGATCCTGAAGAAGTAGAGCGTGAAATGCGCGGAAGCAATAAGCCTATAGAAGTCGTAAGACAGGAGTATGAGGCTAGCTTTGTTTCAGGAGGAGGAAAGGTATTAAAGCCGGAATGGTTTGATATAGTAGACAGAGTTCCGGCAGGTGATTACAGGGATCTGGACAGGTTCGGAAACACAGTAGTGTCTAGTTATAATGACGGTAGCTTCTATGTAACTGTGGACCTTGCAGGATTTATTAAAGCAGATCGTAAGATAGCTAAGTTTGATGATACGGTTATTGCGGTTACCTATGTTACACCTGAATCGTGGTATGTAATTGATGTTCAGCACGGACAGTGGGATTCAAGAGAAGTAGCTCTTCGTATAATGCGAACATGCTCACGGTATCATGGATGTAGACTTGGTATAGAAAAAGGCGCTCTTATGAATGCTATAGGTCCGTATCTTGAGGATTATATGCGAGATATGAACAGGTATATAACTCCAGAGCCTCTTTCTCACGGAGGTACTAAAAAGATAGATCGTATATCTCACGCACTTCAGGGAAGAGCGCAAAGAGGGAGAATAAGATTATTAGATGATAAATGTGCTATGTCTAAGTCCCGTCAACAATGGGTTCAGAGATTTTTGGATCAGGCAGCGGATTTCCCTGATCCGCTAGCACATGACGATTTGTTAGATGCTGTAGCATACGTAGATCAAATGGCAAGCGTGTCTTATGTGACTACAGACGATATAGAAGAATGGCAACCTTTGGATTTAGATTCAGGATATTAATAGATGGGATTTGTTAATACAGCGGGAAATAACATATTAGTAGATTCTCCCGATTCTGTGTCAGACAGAGGTAATACGCCGTCTGCCGGTAGCACTCTTGTTAGCTGGCTTATAGGAAAAGCAGTTCCTTGGGAATCATTTAGAAACAGAGGATACCAGAGACGCTGGGGAGAATACTGGCGTTTGTGGAGAGGAATGTTTGCTCAGGAAGACAAGAACAGACAATCAGAAAGATCCAGACTTATAGCTCCGGCCTTGTCTCAGGCTATTGAAATGACAGTAGCTGAAATTGAAGAAGGGCTATTTAGTAAGGAAGTATGGTTTGATATTACTGATGACATAGCAGACAATGAAAAGTTAGATGCTTTGATTGCCAGAGACAATCTTCTTGAAGATTTTGAGCGCGCAAATATAAAAGACGCAGTAAGCGAAGCTGTACTTGTAGGATCTATATTTGGTTCCGGGATTGTTAAACTTAATGTTGATATTGTCCCGGAATCAAGACCAGAAAGAAGTCAAAGAAGTCAGAGACTGGAACAGAGCACTAGAGAAAGAGTTCTGGTTACTGTAGAGTCTATCAGACCTGATGAATTTATTCCAGATCCTGCCGGAAGAAATATACATGAAATGCTTGGTTGTTTCCATAGAGTTACTAAGCCGCTACATAGTATTCTTGAAAAGATAGAGTCGGGAGTCTATAGAAGAGATGCCCTTTCTTTGCTGGGTAGTCATACTAAGAATAATGAAAATGATGTAGATAATACAGATCCGCAATCATTTCTCCAAGCCACAGACAGTGATCAGGTAGAAATACTAGAGTATCATGGAAAGGTTCCTATGAATCTTCTGAATAGCATTAGCTCTAGCAAAGCTACTCCTTTGGATGCTGTGCTTGAAAAAGATATACAAGTGAGACCTGATGCCGGAGACGGTCCTATGATAGAGGCTATAGTTACTGTTGCTAACAACAGTGTGTTATTACGAGCTATGGCTAATCCTTTTGTAATGAAGGACAGAAGTATAATATCTTTCCAGTTTGAAAAAGTACCGGGAAGATTCTGGGGAAGAGGCGTAGCTGAGAAAGGGTTTAATCCTCAGAAAGCTCTTGATGCAGAACTAAGAGCGCGTATAGACGCTCTTGGATTTATAAGCAGTCCTATGATTGGTGTTGACAGTGGTCGTATACCCAGAGGATTTCGTATGGAAGTTAAGCCGGGAAAGATCTGGCTTACTCAGGGTCCTCCTAATGATATATTACAGCCGGTAAATATAGGCGATTTAAAAGCTGCTACCTTTAGTCAGGCAGATGCTATGGAACGTATGGTACAGATGGGTACCGGGGCATTTGATACTGCTACTACATTGCGTAGTCAGGGAAGCCAGTCTAATGGTCCTTCTCCTACAAACACCAGTCTGATGATGGGCGCGTTTGTTAAAAGAGCTAAGAGAGCTATAAGGAATGTAAATGATAATTTGATGTATCCTATGATTACTAAGTCTTTGTGGAGATACATGCAATTTGATCCTCTTCGCTATCAGAGAGATTTTAAGTTTATAGTAAAGCCTACTCTTGGTATTGTAGCCAGAGAAGTAGAGGCAATGCAGTTAACCCAGCTTATGGGAATGTTACCTGAAGATTTTCCTCAAGTAAATATTGCTGTGGCTCAGGGAATTATAGACTTATCTAGCGTTCATAATAAGGCTAGTATAATGCAGGCTATGGAACAAGCGTTAGCGCCTCCTAGTCCAGAAGAGCAAGCAAGACAGCAGCAGCTTGAAAATCTTCAGTTTGAAGCTACAAAAGCAGAAGCAGAAGGAGCATTGCTTGTAAATCAGAAGACTCTTGCGGAAATAAGAAAGATTCTTTCAGAAACTATACTTAACCAGAGGAAGGCTGATGTAGCAGACGATCAGGTTATTCAGGAACAACAAAGAATAGAAATACAAAACGAAGAACTTGAAGTTTTAAGAGAACAGAATGATCTTGCTCTGAAGAGATTAGATATTCAGGAAAAGCAAGTCGAGGCTAAATTAAGACAACTTAATAATACAAATGATTAATGAGGGAGAGGTATGGAAGAAGAAGCATTAGATATAGTAGAAATTCTCAAACATCTTACAGAAGATCAACGTCAGAGATATTTACTATTAGAAAAAACTTTTGACTCGGATGGCTGGCCATTAATAATTGAATGGGCAACCAAGAGAGCGAACGAATGTCATTCCAGAGCTGCTAATGCAAACTCATGGGATGACAATAGAATCAGTGTAGGAGCAAGAGAAGTTTATCTTCAAATAGCGAATATGCGAGATTCTACTACTATGGAGTTTTCAAAAATGGCAGAAGCTAATTTATTGAGAGCTTCAGAAGAAGACTCATATGATGATCTTAGGTTTGAATAATGCCCATCTATGAGTTTAGATGTGACTATTGTGGACACGAACACGAGGATTTGGTAAAGATCGGAACTAAAACGATTTCATGTCCTGAGTGTACGAGTAATTCACGGCAAGTAATTCTTACAGCACCAAAAATTGATTGGGGAGCTATGGGAGCGCAAAAGAATGTGTCTCCCGAGTTTATTGATCGGTTTGAGAAAGTGCATAAAGAAAGAACGGAAAAAGAAGCTAAGACCTATGAAGAACATGGTGATTATGGACCAGAAGCAGGGTCTTAATTTTTCCCGTATTTAGTAATATCCAATAACCCTAATCCACAGAAGGACGGTATAAGGAGAAAAAATTATGAGTTATGACAGTTTGGTTGATCCCGAGAATGCGCCGGGGGATCTTGATGGGCTTACAAAAAGCCTGAGTGATGCAGTTACTTCATCAGTAGCTGATCCTACAGATCCTAATAATAAGGCACCTGATAACAATACAACACAGGAAAAGCCTGAGTATATAGAACAAAAATTCTGGACAGGAGATTTAGAAGAATCATTGCGTAAGCAGCATAAAGGTTTAAAGAATCTTGAATCTGCGTATGGAAGACAATCTAATGATCTTGGATTACAACGTCAGATGATAGACAGATTTCTTGATCTAAAGCGCACGGATGACCTTAGTCAAAACACACCGGAGCCTGTCAATATAGAAGGTGCAGACCTTCTTGACAAGCCAAATGAAGCCTTAGATAGCTTTTTGAAGCCTCGCTTGGAAAAGTCTAATGAACCTATTCAGCAAAGACTTAATCAGCTGGAAAATCTTATAGCTCAGACTCAATTTGCCAACAGGCATCCTGATTACGAGACTGTAGGAAACGATCCTAAGTTTGTAGCTTGGGTAAACCAGTCTGCTTACAGATCCAGAGTAGCACAACAAGCTCTTAACGGAGACTTTTTGGCTGCTGATGAGCTTATGTCAGAATGGAAGAGAATATCTTCTAATGACAATACTACAGATGATGGTATGAATAATGCTCAGAATCTGGAAGAAGCCAGAAAAGTAGGTCTTGAAACATCAGCTAATTCTGCTGGTGCGTCGGGATCTGGAAAAGTATGGAGACGAGCTGATTTAATCAGATTGAAGATGGAAAGACCAGAGGTTTATGAAGATCCCAAGTTTCAGGAGGAAATTCTTAAAGCCTATTCAGAAGGCCGTGTGAAGTAATTCACAATTAATCTCAAACTAACTACCACAGGATAATTTGTAATGGCTTTTGAAAATACTAATACAATTGTAGCGTCCGCTACCGTTGATGCCAGCTTTATTCCTGAATTATGGAGCGATGAGGTTGTAGCTGAATACAAGAGAAATCTTGTTATAGCCAATCTTGTTCGTAAGCTGAATCATCGTGGTAAGAAGGGTGATACAATCTATATACCACGTCCTAGCCGTGCATTGGCTACACGTCGTTCAAGCCTGACAACTCCTTATACTGTTAATGTTCTGGCATACGCTGAACAAACACGTCTGACAGTGCCTATTGATAAGCACACAGAATACAGCCGTTTGTTCGATGACTTTGCTCAGACACAGGCTTTGGAGTCGCTACGTCGTTTCTTCGTAGACGATGCGGGATATGCTATGTCTCAGGCTGTGGATACCGACCTGATTAATGAAATGCTTGCTGTTTCATTTACTACACTAAACTTCGATAGCACATCCTCTAACTTTGATGACTTCGAACTTATTGATCAGGATACTTCTGTTTACGTAGCTAACTCGGCTATTGATGGAGCAGGAGCAGATGTTTCTGCATACACTGGTGACAGTTATGCAGATATTACAGATGCAGGTATTCGTGTAGCTGTACGTAAGCTGGACCTTAACGATGTACCTATGGCTAACCGTCACTGGGCAATACGTCCGGAAGTGAAGGAAGTTCTTACAGGACTTGCTCGTTTCACTGAAGAAGCGTTTGTCGGAGAAAGAGGAGCCGGGAACACTATTCGTAACGGTCTGGTTGGTAATGTGTATGGAGTAGACGTATACGTAACAAACCAGCTTCCTCAACTGGAAGCGAGCACAGGTGATGACACAGCAGCGGGTCAGGTGTCATTGTTCTTCCATTCTGATTCTACAGTTTTGGTTGAACAGATGGGTGTTCGTACTCAGCGTCAGTATAAGCAGGAATTCCTTGCTGATCTATTGACTTCTGATATGATTTACGGTGTTAAGAATCTTCGTGATTCAAGCATTGTACCTATCTTTACCTAAGATGTAAATGGGTGAGGAGCTTTGTCTCCTCCCCTTCTTTTTGTTCATTATTTTGTAATGTTCAATATTAATGAACAAGCTATTTTAGTGAACAAAAATAAGGGAAGTAAATGGCAGTAACTTTTCGTCAGTTAATAAACAGAGTTCTTCTTGTACTTGATCCTAATAATCAGGTATCGGACTCTGCTACAGAACTAACAGATGCTTATCATAAGTTGGTAGCTGCTTTTGTTAATCATATAAAAGAAGAAGTAGAAGATCCTCATAACTGGAGAAAATTACGTCAAAGTATCGATGTTACTATAAATGCTGGTTTGACGGATGCTACTATAGCAGGTACTAACGAAAGAAGCAGATTATATAGGGAATTCGATGAAGTAAATGGAATAGAGCGTCCTTTGGTTATAGATATAACTACAAGTGGCCAGGAATTTCCATTGCAGGAAATAGATCTTGCAAGACTAAGATATTTAAATGAAGTAAATCAGGTAACTAA